TGATTAAGTTTTGCTCTAATAGCGTCTAAGTCAATAGCCATTTTTTATTACTCCTTATGTAATATTTAGTTTTTAAAAATGTGATTTTTTAATTGTTTAATTGTTTAGTTTGTGCCAAATCACTTTATTATAATAACGTGATATTTTGGGTTGTTCAATAGTTTTTATACTATTTTATATCTTTGATTTTGGCAGTTCATTGACATAATGTGATCCAGGATAGCTTTTTAGCATTCCTTTGTAAAATTTCTTTGGATTGGCTGGTGAAGCCATCGGGCCTGTGTAGCCGCCGATAGAACCAGCGACGCTTGCTTCTTCGACTTCGTCATCGTCTTCAGTTTCGATAAGATCTTCATCGATTAGTCCTTCAGATTCTGATAGAATCTGAGAAATTAAGCTTCTTATTTTTGATTCTGTGACGGGATCGTACGACGGTTCATCAGACACTTCGATATCAAATTGTTGATTTACAGCCTCTCCGGATTCTAACGTTATCCACAATTGTTCTTTGTATTCGCTACTTAACGTATTATAGTCTTGATTAAGCTCTGAGTTGGCTCTTGAATATACTATTTCAAAATTTTCAACTATGTCTAATAGTGATTCAGCAATGTTTATTGATGTAATAGCGCTGTCAATATTAATTCCTCCGTCAGGTAGAGCAGAATTAAATGTATCAAACTTATCATCTCCTATAAGTTCTAGTGTCTCTATTAATATCTTTCGTCTAATCCCTTTGCCAATTATACTTCCTTTAGTGAAAACAGATGAAAAACCGTGTATTCGTTTTACTACTGATCCAAAGAATCCAACCACTTCGCCGACAGGAGTCTCACCGTCTGGTAAAAGTGTTATTGATGCAGTAATAAAATGAACTAGCTCATTCACGATATCGTCGACTGCATCGTTCATCTCGTCTATCTCGGGACCTGTTATAGAAAGCCTATCAGTGTTGTATTTTTCTATCCAATGCGCTGATTCTTCACCCATTTTTGACATATTTCTAATAGACAATATCATGCTTGAAACTGAAACAGTTAATCCAGCTATTGGCACTGAAGACATAAATGACACTACTAAATCTCGTCCTATTGCTTTTGCGCCTGTCTTTAAAGACTGCCAGGCATTGCCCCACATTCCTCTTCTATCGTCTTCAAGATATAATTGAAACTCTTCGTTGCTCTCTATAAGTTGATCAATATCTGTTGTTAGTTTTCTTTCTGGCATTGGTTTTCTACCTCTAAGATCAATTGAAATCTTTGCTCGTATTGATTTATCATATGTATCTTCTTCTGTTTCTTCTTCTTCGTTTTCAGGGAATCTCACCTGATATGCGTACTTGTCGTCATCACGACCTTTGTTGACACGCCCGAGCTTAGATGAGAATCCGCTGTCTGCAGATTGTGAGTGTCCGCCTGATGATCCTGTTAGGCTCCACGGTCTGCGAGCTTGTCCAAGATTGTCGGACGTGTCACCGGGTGAGACACCACCTACAGACGGGAGACCTCTTTCATTTAGTTTCTTCTTCATACATATAAATATTACGAATATCGCTCTTTTTCTTGTTTTGTTGCCATTTGATCGGCGTGTTGTAATAAAAGAGCTAGTGTAGGTTCTCTGCCGAAGTAAGGCTTGTTCTCGTCTACACCAGGACCGTCGTTAGTTCGTATCGCGATCCATTCGTCTAGTGTTAGCTGTACTCCGAAGTGTTGCATCATCCATAGACCGCGCTCTGCATTGGGCATCGACTGCATGTCTTCATTTACTTTGTACATTTGACCAAGTTTTTCACGGTGCCAGTCGCTGTCCTGCTCTAGATAATATGCTTCTTCTAGATCACCGACCTTCCCCCAGTCATGAAATAAAGCTGCTATAATCATTGACTCTGTTGGAATGTCTACATCATATGCTTTTGTTAATTTTTTTAAATTGCGCAGAACATTAAGTGAGTGCTCTACTAGACCGCCTGGGTGTGCACAATGGAATGATAGTTTCGTAGAAGCAGGGGCCATTAGAAGCCTCTCACCCATATGTTCTACCATTGTCACTACTGATTCAGATCGATCCCCTAGCTTTGAGCACATCTTTAGAAAAAGTGCGTAATTGCTTGTGATTGTATCGATGTCGTGTAGGTGTTGTGTCATTTTTTTGTCCTTTTGTAAAATAAGCTTAAGTCAAGCGGAAATCTATTGTGTTTAAATCCTGGTATTATTATACCATCTTTTGTTATATTTTTTAATTGTTTTATACTATTTTTATGTACATCTAATATTAACGCATCATGAATGACAAATAATGGGTGGATTGTTAGCTCTTCTTTTTTTATGCTGTCAATTATTTGTCTGAATCCGAGCAGCGAGACGTCGACGCCTGTAGACTGAGTGAAGTAGTTTACAAAAAGATGATCATTGTCTGCACTTGTATAGATGTTGCGCCCGTACAAGTTTTGAATCACGCCGTTTTCATCAATAGAGTTTATAAGAGCATCGCGTAATTGTCTAATCCCAAAGTACTCTGATATGTGGTTGAATATCTCGTCTGAATTGCCTACTCTGAGTAGATTGTTCAGATTGTTTCTTGACATTCCGTAGATGATTGCAAGCGTCGCTTTCTTTGCTAACTCTCGATCTATGCTGTTGTTGCACATACTAGCTATATCTGTGTATAGATCATCAGGGACATCATCTTGTTTCACTAATGCTAAAATTCTTGGCTCTAGCGATTTGAAGTCTATCTGTATGACTGCTCCATCTGAGCCATACTTTGACTGAAGAATGTCTCTATGCTCTCTCTTTAGATGAAGAATATTTGGGCCTGACTTTACTGATAGTCTACCCGTTATGCTTGCAGTTTGTGTATAATTTATTTTTTCTTGGCGTCTGAATTCATTTAGCAGCTTTAAATTTCTTACATCTGAGTTTTTTATGTGGTTCTTTAGTGCTAGCGTGTCTATCGTGTATTCTTCTAGATCAAATAGAACTGACCTTCCAGTCATTAATTCGTCCGAGTAGTAGCTGTTTTCTTTTATGAATTTTTGCTCTTTTTCTGCATACTCTCTGGTCTCAGCCACAAAACGCTTGAAATTTTCTATTCCTAGCGCATGTACCCAGTTGATTTTGTCTACACCTAGTTGTGCATATGCATTTGCGTGGGTCTCGCTTGTAATCTCAGGGGCTTTACGATTGTTCATGATGGAAACCATGTCAAGACTCTTTAATGTACTACAGCCGTCTACAGCCCAACCGTTTGTATGTTCGGTAGTCACTGTGAATGCGTCTTCTTGTACGATTATGTCTTTTTTAGTTCCAAGAATATTTTTTGATATTACAAATTCCACATTTCATTATAACGTAGTTGTGTGGGTTGTTCATTATTACTATTCAGTTGTAGTAGCTTGTACCACGGGTGGCGTCTCTGTCGTTGCAGGTGGATCTGACATTAGCTCGATATCAGATAAAAAGCTGCCGAATGAAACGCTTCCCTTGAATGTTGGTTTTAGTTGCGCAGTCGTCTTAAAGACACCAGGTGATATATTATGAGTTATTTTTGTCATTGCATACACATTGTCTAAGTCAGTGTTTGTGTCAAAATCAACGAAATATTCTTGTCCATATCGTAATAATGGGCATCCCATCATGTCTAGCGATATGTTTACAGGCATTATCTTTTGTGCGTCTTGTTCACTTTCACCTGTCTGTGAATTACTTGTGTTTGGAGTGTTTTCATTTTGTGATTGTAACAAAAAGTGAGCTTGTATGTTGGCGTCCGGCACACTATTCATAGAGGCCTTATTTATTGCTGTGCCTTCAACACCATATGTAATAGACGGCATAATATTTTTTATTGTCTTTTTTAACGTATGTGATTGTGTATTTACAACTAGTCGTGTTTTTTCTACGCCGAATCTGTCTGTAATTTTTCTTTCATATGCTAGTCCTGCTTTCATTAGTGCTTTCTTTGCATTGTCAGCTGCTGTGACTACAGCAGGAGGTATGCTGCCATCGGGATTGGGTACTGGATTCTCTGCTGATTTCACTATATACTCAAGTGAAGGTGCATTGTTTAAATTTGCTAAAAATGTTGACAGTTCATTTGGCTTTGATTTTCCGTCGTATACATGTACTCTTAGAATATTTTTATTATCTGACGATTTTTTTGATTCTAATTTTATTTTTAGTTCGGGCATATCAATCGAAGACGTCCGTTGACTGCGGCCCTGGGCTGACTCACCATTTGTAAGTAGGTCGTTTATTACATCTTGCAGCCTAGATATTTCTTCATTATACCCATTAATTAGTACGTCTATCTTGTCTATGTCTTTTTGAATTAATTGCTTTCTATCTACATTAGTCTCAGCTTCAATTTTTTCTGTTTCTGTCACTCTGCGGGCTGTTTGATTTGCAATAAGAGTTTCTTGCTCAGTAATTTTAACTCTAGTTGCTGATATTGTTTCAAGTTGTGCTATAGTTACTATTCCAAACTGTGGGTTTAGTTTGTCTTTCATTTCAGACTTTATTACGTTTACAAAACTAGACACTGTTAAATTTTGTGTCTCTTTTATTACTTTTTTTAGCTTTTCTGTGATTTTGCTGACATTTACTTCAAAATCTCCCATATAAGTGTTGCGTAGGGCTGGGCATTTATCATTAAATTCGTACATGAATATATGAATCTCGTCTGCTGCAGATTCTGCCCCTTGTAACATTCTTTTTATTAGTGCGTTCAAGAGAAGTTTATCGAAACGAACTGTTTCGCCTGAGTTTATTGAAGTCATCCTTGCGGGAACGTTAGGGAAACTTGCTACTATAGATGCCAAGTTGGTGCCTGTAGGTTTTACCCAGGCATCTGGCGCTGCTGTTTCTTTGTTACGAGTGAACCATTCATTTTCTGAAGTGTATTTGTATTCATAAGGGTCTCCTGCAGGTGACTCTATTATCGGTTCAGTTGAGCCTGGTGGCAGACCTGCCTCTTCTAAGAACTTATCTACGTACGTTTCTAACATGTTGTAGTAATCAACTAGTGCCCCTGCGCCGAGTCTTGCTATAGCTAGGCGGAACTCGTCCCTATCATCACTAGACATATCACCAGTGGACGCCGACCTGACCCTCGTCATCGCTTGGGTGTCGAGAATCATAGCGCTAGAACTGTTTTGTTGAGTTATTACACTCGTTGGTAATAGATTTCCTGTGGTTCTTTTAGAGTTTATTGCAGATGTCCCTGCTCTTATCGTCTGAAGATCGTTTGTTAGGTCTTCATACGCATCTCTTATGCCTTGTCCTTCAGCTCCTGCAGCAAACATTGAAGAATTTGATATTTCTCTTGCTCCACTCATTGCAAGACTAAGATTAACAGTAACTACACCAGCATCGTTGAATGAATAAGAGCTCGATTTTAATGAGTATAATTCTTTTGATACCATTCTTTCTATATATTTACCATACGGAGATGATGAATCTTGGTGCTTCCAGCCTGCTGTGAGCTGGAACTTAGTAAACGCATATTTACCTGGATCTAAAAAGAAAGCAATATCATTAAGTCTGTGTCTATCATAAACGTCTATGACAAGTTCTGCTGTGTTCCATGCAATAATTCCTTGTCCTGCTGATTGTGTAGTAATTGTTGCGCTTTTTATAGACATAAGTGGTCTAAACGGATCAATTTCGAGAGCGCCGCTTGTTTTTGATATCAACGACTGCGGCATTGTGAACATTTCCATGCCATTAGTTTGCATAACGTATGGGTTTGTTATTGTATTGGGTTTTATATCTCCTGTAAGTTCAGTAGAGTCTGGAACAGCATATCTTACCGGCACTTGAGACCCAGATGCTCCGCTCTGCATCTCTTGTATAGATGTACCTGAATGTAGTCTAGTAGAGGCCATTGTAAGTAAGCCATCTGCAGTATTGTATCTATCTCTCTCTATAGCATTGTCTCCGTTTAGAAATTTCAATGCTGAAAGATTTGGGATTTGTTTATCTAGTGATCCGCTGAAAATTTCAGCTCCTTCTGTTATTACAGATGCGCCACCAGTTAACAGAGCGGCTTCTTGTGGTAGTGTTGTCCGTGTAAACACGTCTACAGAAAATATTGGTGCGCATCTTGATCTCTCTAAAACAGGTATATAGTTTAAAAATACTTCAGAGGCTTCAGTTGCGTGATATGCAGGGTGCACTTCTCTGTTTTTTACTTTTACGAGCATGATACTTTTATTTTCAGGAACAGTCATTTCACCTTGAAATAAACTGTCTAGATAGTTTACTTGTGATACACCCGCTATTTTCCAGGATATATCACCAAAAGATGAGTTTGTTGTCTCTGGACCAGCTAATTCAAGTTTGTGTACAGATATTTCAAACAACGGTGATGGTTCCGAAGTTTCAGTCACGCTAGTTAACAGCGATATGATATCAGATAGTGAAGCATCAGTTAACTTTTCATCTGATTGTAGAATTTGCACTATTGTTGAAGCAGAGTTTATAATTGACTCATCATTAAATATTTTCCCATAAAGATAGCTTTGTTTTTGTGAAGTACTAACTGCTGAATCTACTTCAGTTCCTGACATTTTGTCAAAAACATCCCCTTTATAGAACATTCTAAGTTTTGATATTACTTCTAGTTCGTCAAGATATTTCATTTTATCTCACTAAATTTTGTGCTGCGCTTGCGCTTTCTGGTATTCTTATTAAAGTCCCAGCTGGCACTTGTAATCCCCAGCCGATACCACTTGCAGCTGCTATTATCCACCAATACTGAGAGTTTCCGTAGTATTTTCCTGCCAATGTGTCTAGTCTTTGAGTAGAATTCATTGTAAGAATTTTGCACTTTAATCTGCCAGTTGATGCTGCGAAATAGATGATACTAGTGTCCTTTCCGAATACTTTGCCGCTAGAGAATCCATATCTTGATCCTGCCATCTAATCCTCCTTATTTTTCTTTTTTGACTGCATCATTTGCAGCCTTGTTATATCTATTTTTAGACCCAAGCGCTTCACCTTGTTGATCACCTGCTATATTATTCATAATTGAACCGACGTTGTATACCGGAGCCCTTGAGAATCCGTCTGCATCTAGTCCAGGAGCTATATCGTGTACAGGTTTGAAGTCGAATGTGATCTCTAGCTTCATTGGAGCCCTTGAGCCATGATCTATTTCCCAGTTTGTGGTGTCACCTACAAGATCATAGCTTAGTTTACCAATGAATCCAGCTAGTCCGCGTCCTGCTGATTCTTCAAATGATTTTGTAATGGAGTTGTTGTATGGGCTCATAAAGTCTTCAAACGTCGTCGTAAATAGATCTATAGAGTCACCCATTAATCCAGCAGACGCAGCAAGATCATTTACTTCATCTTGTAGAAGATCGATAGCGTTGTTCACAGGGTCTAAGAACCAAGCAAAATAATTTTCAAACATCCAATCAGGGTCTACGATTACATCTTCATGAGAAACTGTTAATATTTTTTTGTACATGTATTTAACTGTAGGATCTATGACAACAACACTGTAAAACGTCCGCATAGTTTCTTTGTTAGTGTCAGGTGTTGTATCTATTTGTTTTTTACCAAGAATTCTACACTTTAAGTGACGATCGATTAATACTTTTTCTACGGAACTGTCAGTAGACAATACATCGACTGAGCTGACTGGTTTACCGTCTCCTTGATCAAGACGTTCCTTAAACGCGTGAATAAACCCTATATCCAAACTGTCTAGTTTATCGTCAGAAATATATCTATATTTTCCTTGTGATGGTTTTATAAGAACTACGTTACCTATGACTGGACCGTATTCTCTGTTTAATACACCACCTAAACCGTTCTCGCTTAAGTTAGCTTCGACGTCTGGGTTTTTTAGTTTATTGATTCCATCTAGAACGAAAGGGTTCACAAACCCGTTATCAAGAACATGTGAAAGAACTTGAAAAGCTAATCGTTTTATTTCTCCACCAAGTGGTTCGTCGTCTGGTATTAAATCTAGAAATTGCAAAGGTGAACCGAACGCAATCATAAATACTTGCAATGCAGCTTCGTTAATAGTGTCAGTAACTGAGTTGATGCCATCAAAGCTTCCATTCCAACCAGCTGCTAGTGAGCCTATAGTTGTTGGGAGTACTGATTTTGCGTTTATATAAGTCTCAACATGTCCTGAACCAAATAGTCTTCCTAGATTGAACCTTGAATAGTTTCCTCGTATTACATCGCCTATTCTTAGTCTTATCATAGGAGAAATAGCAGGAATCTGTGAAAAGGGTCGCATGAACTGAGTGTTGTCTCCAGCTGTACCAGCTTTGACTGTCTCTCCATGTGACCACTGTGGGTATAGCATCTCAACTAATTTATTTACCTTGTACCACATTTCATCAAAGTCTTCTTTTGACGTTGCTACAAGAGTGAATTTACCGTTTATCATTCTTTTTGTATTCTTGTAGATTTGAACGTCATCCATACGTCCGTACCCTTCATATGCAGTATGATTTGCAGAAAATGAGTCGCTGAGTGATGATAAAAATGCGTGGAATGCTACTATTTCATTTGTCCTGAGATCATGAAAATAGAACGGGACGTATTCTGCGTCTAGCATGTCTTCGTATATATCTACCATTGCTTTAGGGATCTTGTTACGAGTCGTGTCTACTTCTTGATCACCAAAAATACCGTCGGTAAAATCAGTTAAAGTAGTATCAGAGTCATAATCAGGCTCTAGATTCTGCGCTAAGTATGTCTTTTCGCCGAGTGAAGATCCCATCATAGCCTTTACTGGGTTTTTCTTTGACACACTGCCAGTTCTTTGTACTGATCGTAGTATGCTCATTGGCATATGATACATACTTGGCATTGATGAAGCTCGCCATGCAAGTGATTTTGTACTGAATCCGTTCTTCGATCTACTTTTTGATATTCTTGTTGCTGGGCCGTCTTTTAGCTGGTCGACATCCCATATTCTTTTCTTCTCTTTACCTTTTATACCGTAAAATAATACTAAATCTGTGTCTCCGAGTACTGCAAAGACATCCAAGAATTTTCTAATTTTTTCTTTTTGTTCTATACTTTCTGACTCTTCGCGTAGTACTGATCTAGCAATAGACGCAAAGTACGCTTTATCTTTGTTATCTATTTTTTCATTACGTATTGTTGTATTCAAGAAACGCTCTACTGAATCATGATAGCTGTTTGTAGTATAGACTGATTTATTGTCTCTTGTTCGTTCGACGTCGTCGACTAATACGTCTGACAATAGAGCGTCGAATGACTTTAGAATTTTGTCATTTAATGTTGCATTCTCGCCTTGGAACTCGAGCCCTGGAACTGTATGAACAGTTGTTGCTGGCTGAGCAGAAGAACTGTCGAATGCGCCTCGGCTGTCTCTGTCAACAGGAGAGTTGTATGCGTTTCCTGCCTCGAGATCTCTTGAGATTATTGAAGATTTAATGTTATCGCTTATACTCGCTGCGTCGAAACTGTCTGGGTTTATTGTATCTACATCAAGCCCTGCAGCCTTTAATAGCATCGAAGCGCCTACGCTTTTTAATTTTTCTTGAATGAAGCTTTCACCAGTAGTATTATGAGCTCCGAACGAATTTTGAGCTTTTGCAATGTCTTTACTGTCTATTTCGTTGTTTGATTCCGTTCTACTTTTTGAATATTGAACGCCATTAGTACCAGGAGAGAATCTATTATTTCTCTGGAGCATCTCTGTTGTCATTTGCTTTAAAAGTCTGTGATCGTTGTCTTCATTTCCAGGGTTTGTACTGCCTGTCTTGTCTATTTCATCGCCTGTTGCCGCTAGTAGTGTATGACCGTCTAGCTCTTGATTTGCAGATGTTTTATCGATTATTACATCTAGTCCAGCTTCTGTTGATTCAAACTTTCCACTGTTTGAATAGTTCCCAAGAGTATCTCCTAATGTTGTGGCTTGCTTTGCAAAGACGTCGGAGTCGTTTGATGTCTCAGCGTCTTGTACGGAACTACCTCTGTTGTTGTCGATAGACGCTTTGTTCCCACCGGCGATGCCGTATGCGTTTCCTCCCCTATAATGAGTTGCAATGTAGTTTACGTAGTCACCGAGGAGTCCTTTGTCAGCGTCAGTCAATTGTATTAGCTGTTCTCCAGTGTTTGGGTCGATGCCGAGATCATCTCCTCTGTCGACGTCGCCTGAGCCGTTCTCGTCGGATAGGGTTCCAAGTGATATTGAATCAGCTGGCGAGCCTATGCTTGCTAAAAAATCTTTTAATGTTTCTCTTGACATGTTTTTATTAACCTTTGTCCCTATCTTCTTTCAACCGTGATGACTCCTTGGCCTTGCAGGTATGCCAAAAGTCCGGATTCTGAGTCCTCGAGTCGTACAACGATCTCTTCGTTAGGTCTTGATTCTATGGCAGCTGTAATGTACGCTATCATTTCGTCTCTCTGAGCTTGTTGCATACTATTATTTGTTGCATTATTGAATTCATTAGTAAATGCTACAATTTGTTCATGTGACATACCTGGATCTAGATTTATTACTTCAACAGGAGCGTACTGAGTACTGTCAACTGGAGCACTTTCAAGTATTTCACCTACTGTGCTAGCTTGGTCACTGCTCAGTACAGCTGGAGTCGCTGGAGATGAATTTGGTTGTTCACGGACGACGCCACGAGCGTAGCTTCCTTCTGGGACTGATTCACCGAAGGGTGTTCCTTCTGGATCACTTTCTGGGCTCCAGGTATCGGCGTAATTTCTGACTCGACCGGTACCACCATTTATTGCTCCGACGATTCTCTCTTGAGCGCCTCCAGGACCTGACAGTCCTACAGCTGCGGCGCCGGCGGCGGCAACGCCCATAGACGCTTTATTCAATATTCGAATTCCTTGATCTGTAAAAGAGCCTGCCTCATCTGCTACTTGTCTAATTCCTTCTGAAAATATTGAAGCGACTGCTTTGTTTGCGCGTTCTGCTGCTTTTTCCACAGCGTCGGCTACAGAGGTCCCCATTTGATTGAGCTTTGCTATGTCGTTGCTAGCGCCTGCCAGGGCTCCATCTATTTCAGTTGCCCCTACTCCTGCTGTTGCACCTGATACTTGATTAGTGAACTGTGAAAGACCACTTCCTGCTTCTCCGAGAAGACTCTCAACAGATGATATGTCCATACCAAGTGTATCAGACAACAATCTTTTCTGTGCCATGTTCATATTGGCCATATCTACGCCGGCCGTCTCGAAGTCTTCTTGAATCATAGCAAGCATTTCTTCTGGGCTTTCGAACGATGCAGTCATGTATTTCATTGTGTCCATCTGAACACCGAACACCTGGGTTAATTTCGATACAGAGTCAGCTGCGCCCTCGAATGAGCTAAACGCTTTGACGAGCCCGGCGACGTCTGTGACTTCAAGTCCTACTTTGGCTATTGCTGCAGCAGCTTCAGACATCTCTTCGACTGTCATATTACCAAACGTCCTCACGTCTGACATCATTCCAGATATATTTCCTGCTATTATTTTACTTGATATGCCTGTTGATTCTTCTATTGCTTTTGAATAAGCAAGTGACTGTTTTAATAGATCGTCATTGACTTCGCCTGTTAGCGCAAACTGTCTCTCAAGGAAAGCTTGTGACTGTTTCGTCGTATAGCTTAATGCTCTACCATACAATGTAAGATCAGCCATTTCTTTAGCAGTGACTCTCTCTGATGTTGCATGTATTTGTAATAAATTTGAACCAACTATTCCTTGATATTCTTTTATTAACTCTCCTTGATTATTAAATATTGTACTTAATGCATCTCCGTTTTCTGCAGACATTCCATAAAAACTCTGCTGCATCTCTGTAACGCCGGCGTACATATTCTTAAAAGTCTTGCTATTGGCCCCGAAGTCGTGGATCATTTCTTCATGTCTGTCGAAAAGAGCGCTGGCCTGAAGATATGCTTCAGAACCTACTGCTGTAATAACGTTAGCAGAGTCTCCTTTGAATCCTGTCGCAATCGCATCAATGATTCCCTGGAATGCTCCAGATTGATCTCCCGACGGTGCTGGTGGGACGGGTGGTGGGGGCATTTGTTACTCCGTTATACTAGGATGTATACAAATAAATATTAACAAACTAGTTTTATCATTTTCTTTTATTTGACGCAGCTTCTTGGGCTTCTTTTTTATCAGAAAGCTCTTTGACATATCTGTCTATAAACCACCGTCTATAACGACGTGGCATATTTCTTGCTTCAATATACCCAACACTCAGGTATCGCATCAAGATGTAATAATCTTCTAGTACTATTTCTTTATAATTAGATGGAAGGCCAAAGAAAATTGAGCCCAAGTGATAACGTCACTTGGGCCTCCTGATTGCAATAGCTACAGTTATAGCTTGAATTCATATCGATGCCGGGCTCATTATTTTTAATGAACTGCCTTATCACTCGTGAGTCTTGCAGTGGCATACTTTCGATGAATTTTTTAAGTTTATTTCTATCTCTTATTCCGTCTATTGACTGAATTATGTTTATTAGTCTTGTTGTGACACGGCTAGCGTCAGGGTCTATTCCTAGTACTTTTTTGTTTCTTTTTTCAGTGTCTCTTATTTCTTTTTCAACTGCAGTTGTCATTAACGATACTGTTGCAGTCTTCTTAGAGATAGGAAGTTGTACTTCAAATTCATTTACGCCAGGAGATACAGGTTTTGTGTCGAGATTCTTTAGACTTAGACTTGTTAGATCAAATACCTCAGTAGAACGAGCATCACAATGATTGCATGTAGTTGCTGCACTATAATCTGAACCAAAACCAGTAACTCTAAGAGCTACAAGGATTGTGTTTCTGTCACCGACTAGAAGTTCTGATACATCTATCGACTTGTCAATAATACAAGATTCAAGTAGTTTGTCGATTACTACGCCTTGTTTTATATACGCCTGTGACATCAAGATGTCTTCTTCTTTGGCAGTCATAGCTCTGATGTCTATTGTCTCTCTTTGATAGAGTGTTGACTCTTTGTCGTACAACAATCCTCTTGAAGGTAGAGGCGCTTGATCGACGGGTATTTCCCAACCGAAGTCGTCCCTTGCTACATTGCTTGTTTTATAACCCTGCTCTATTGCTTTTTCTGGGTTAAATAAATCTTCTCTTGACATTTTATCTGACACTAGTGTACTCCGTATAGATGTCTTATTCTATACAAATAAATATACTGTGTAAAAAATTATGAACAGCTTTCACAAAGAACAAGATAGTCAAGACTGTTTAATTCGTTCAAGTCTTCAACTACGGCTTTTTGGACTCTGTGTTTTACGTCGTAGCTGTCTCTGTTAGACGGATTGAGACGTGCGTTTACAGCTTCTACAATGTTTCTGAGATCTGTAATATCGTATTCTACGTGTATGTTTTTCTTTTCACCACAATGTTGACAAGTGAAACCTTTTTCTACTATTTTTGGAAACTTCCAGTTAAGGAATATATCTGTTCCAGCATGGACGTTTGTAGTAATATCGTCGACTAGTTTGCAGTCGATCTTGTTGTGAAAAAAGTTAATCATTTATAATTCCCCTATGTTACTATATATTTCAATCATTCAAAAATACTGAGTTTTTGACCCGTATACAACAAACTCCCCAGGATGATATTTTTAATCATAATAGAGAGTTTGTATAAATACTAAGCTTGAAAATCAGAACTGAAGTACGCAGTTGTCAAACCTTAGAGTTAGATCTATTTGCATGATATCGGTGTCACCGTCGTACTTGAGATCTCCGTATTTTGCAGACTTTATGAATGCGCCTTTTATATCCCAGAGCTCAATTACTGTTCCTACTGGATCAAGAAGCTTGAGTTGTATGTCACGCTTGTAGAAGTCTGCGTACCCAGCTCTTCCCGAGACTGATTCGAAGTGAGTTCGTACCCATTCCATTACCTGTTGAGCTCCTGACGGTGCGATAGGGTCGTGTAGAGTTATGTTCATTGTCTCAAATTCAAACCCACCAGCGACGTATCGCTTAGAGTTAATGAACGGGATCTTGATCTCAGTTATTTTCATTGACGGACGATTAGCAGTCTTGATCAAGAAAGCGTCGATGCCTTCGATCTGTAGTACCCAGCGTTGTCCTCTTTTTGGTTCAAACTTGTTGGGTAACATGTCGGTGACGGATAATGTTGTAGCCATTTTTGTATTCTCCTAGAATTTCTTATTTATAATTATATTGTTACAGCGTATTTGACACAACAAAGTCAAGTGATATGAATTCAGCTGTCTTAGTTGGTTGAATGTAGATCTTTCCACGACGTGTGTTGTTCTCTACGTCCATTTGAGTTGTTGTCTCGGTGTCAATTTTTACTTTATATCGGTCAAGCCCTGATTTCTCTTGAATGCTCTGTAGAAGTGGGTTGACTTTTGCTTCGAATGATG